GTCTAAGATCCCGGATACACTCCTTCCTTGAGATCAATGATTATGCGAATCTTTCGCAACATGAACTCCTGGAAGATCAAGCTTATCAGTTTGTTGGAAAGCAAGCTACTAAGCTGATCCATTTACTCTTTGGAATTTCCATTAAGAGCGATCCTTACTTTTATATAAAGTAAAGACAGCGTCTGGGCCTTCCTAGACGTCCACTTCACAACTATTTACTTAAGGTACTTATATGCCAGAAACTACTACTCAACCTAACGAATTTGCACAAACTAAGCAGATCTTAGAAGCTGCAGCTGAAGTCATTAAAAAGCTTCGCACCTCTGCAGAAGGACTGGGCCAACGCGATGCTAACGGAAAAGCAGTAACTTCTACTGCTAATTTCCGAAAAGAAATCGCGGAAGCCGCAACCCTCATTCAAAGTGCTGCAACAGCAACCAGATCCGCCAATCGACAAAAATATCAGTCGAACAGCTAATCTAGCAATTGCACCCTACAAAGTAGCGTACTCTATTTGCGCTTGCTTTTCAGCATTTGACGCAAATTGTGAACCACTGCAGAGCTGAGGCTATTTTGCAGTTTATCGATGGCGGAACCAATTCCCGCTAGGTCATCATCGTCAGCGACTAAACGCTTTCGAATATCTTTGGCATGTCGAACTTTATCAGTAAGATCGTCAAGGTTAACGACCCCTTCGTAACTGTCAAAAGTCCAGCCTGTCTTTTTCAAAGCCATCAGAACTAGTTGAACTCCACGGTGAGCGGTAAAACCTTCAACGAAGTCCTCCATAGTTTGTCCCACAAGAGTGCCTTCTCGAGCAACTAAGTCATAGAAGTACTTAGAATCTCCAAGGTCCTCATGTATTAAAGGGTAGAAAACGCCGGGAGACTTATAAACTAAGTCCGTAATCACGTCTTCAAATAGTGGATGGTGTTCGCAGTTGCAGATTGCCTGAACGGCTCTCACGGCCATGTCTAATGACGGGTTCCCAACTCCATACTTCTTCTTGCTTTTGGCATTAAGAGTGATGTAGTGAGTTTGGTAATTGAAGTCAGTCCAGTCCTTGAGCTTTGTTTCAGCTTCTCCGACTTTCGTATCTTCTGGGAAACAAAAACGCGCTACCATATCGGATATACAGTAGATCGGCTTAAATGCCTTTTCGCCTGTAAGGAAGTAGTACTTACCAACGAAATAACAGTAAGGCTCTTCGCTATCAGTGGTCATGAAAGCTTGCTTGACAGGGTCAGCAGCCGCTTCATGTCCAAATTCTGCGAGATGATTACAAATCGTCTCGAGTGACACGTCTTTCCCGCGAAATGCAACAAACGCGTCGTCACCCTGGAATTTCCAGCTCAGAACCTCTAGGTTCAGGGTTGCTTTAATTCCTTCATTGACGATGATGTTCCAGAGCGTTCCGAGACAGGCGGTACCACTCGCTCCGCTTGATAGTCCATGTTCACCAGTTATAAACCCACCAGGTACGCACAAAGGTGCATAGAGGTAGAAATGTTTCCAGTTTCTCATGGCAGCATCACTGTTGTGATGATTAAACATCGCAGCGAGCTCTGTCCAGAAACAATCTTGATTCATGATACCAGAAAGACCAGCATTGTAACCGGAGATGTCAGTTGAACAGAAGGTGATAGGATCACCAGATTCGATCGCTCTTGAAAGCTCTTTCTCGAGGACAATACCTGCTTCCTCATGCCCGAGCATGCTTGCAAACTCAGGCATTTCTTTCATAGCACTTGCTATGACGACGGTATAAGCCATGTGCCATGCCTTATCAACTGGTAAGCCTTGCGCCACGCGGTGACGAACCTTAGCCACAACAGTAGGATCAGACACATCTGGAGTGGAGTTTTGAACTCGCTCAACGGCCATGAATGGCGTCGTGTTTAGTCCCCATTGTGGATTCTCAAACTGCAAGTACCAGCCCAGAATGATTTCGTACCATTCGAGCGTGGTAATTTTTGAAGTAAAATAAGG